TTTATTTTGATTAAGTCTGTCTTAGTCGTACGCCATATCTTAGCCACATGCTCTAGTTGTAATAAGACTAGCTCATTCACCCTGTGTGGATCAGCATTACGCTCAATTAATTCACGCTTACGTGTAGAAATGGATTTGATGACTGCCTGCAGGTCATTGGGAGTTGTAGACTCAGTTGGTCCATGTACGAATGTTGAAACGCCACGCGCTAAGTATTGAGTGCCATTTCCTGTTTTATGGTCTACTCGGAGGAATTCCGCTATAGCACCTAGGTAACATTTACTCTTCTGGAAACGTATATTCAGACGTTTTGCTCCACGCTGTAATGTTTGTACTTGTGCTATAGTCTTCACCCCAGCTAACACATCATCTCCATTGTGGGTAGTGGCGATACTTATGCCCCCTAAAGCCTCTTTGGTATACACAGCATTTAAGATTGTGTTCATAAATGTAGTAAGACGCCAACCAGATAATAGTGTACCAGCTACTCTGTAGTCACCTGCTTCAGCTTTTATAGTACAATCCTCCAGTGATTTAATCAGCCAAGCCATTGCCTTAGTTTGGTCCTCAGAAAAGTCTTGTCTGTATATTGTCCAATATGCTTCTAGTACTGCCTGCATACTAGATACTGAATGTTGGGAGTTAAAATCTTCAAAATCAAAACAATAAGGTACACCATTCTTAAGCACTTCAGAGACTGTTTTTGTAACATTACTAGCTGTAGCTGTAGGACCTATGGGGAACAAAGGTGAAATCACATGCTCACAACCTATCATTGCGAACCCAGATATAATGAAATTGGTGGCATCTACGCCGTAGATAGCTCTTTGCTTTCCCCATTCATATTTAACAGATGGCCAAGCTACAGTACTAGGATGACGCGACAAGAAATGATCTACATCGTACTCTGGCATAGCATTTAGTGAAAACAACTTGTTACGCATCTCACGAGACTCAGACTTGAATTTCATGTCTTCCTCATACTGTGAGTGGTAAGCTCCGGTGGGTGCCCATTGATTTCTACTAGACCAGTAACTATCCCAATACGTCTTTCTAGGCCTGCTGCCCATACCTCTAACAGCTTTGAAAATGTGTAGCGCATGCGTATATACAGTATTGTGCTCTATATTGCAAAGGTTGGGTACCGTTCTATTGACTTTCTCTGAATGCCAGTCTACAGTGCCTAAACCTCTGTTGACAAGTACTTCAAGCTCAAACATCTGCGTAAAGTCAATAGGTAGTAGATTCTGAACTGCCTTCAGTCGCAAGGAAAAACGTTTTTTGATCACATTAAAAAAGTCTGCTGTGTCATCGTACTTTGTCTGCCAAATACCAGATTTGCTCATTAGTTCTTTGTTCTCGACAGTTAAACTACACGCCCACACTATACTTCCCACAAATAGTGCTTCCTGCATATCAGTGCCCAGCATGTGTTCCAGCCACGGTTTCAGAAAAGCGGCATTATCATCTATATATTGCATTCCTTTCTTCCTAATTTCATGTATAGTTAAGTGTCTTAAGTGCCTGCTTGATACTTTATTATATTCGATCTGAGTTTCACCTGCCAGCAGTTTAGTCAAACGAGGGTATTTAGTGTATTGTCTATGTTTTTTTGTTTTTTTATTTATGTATAACAAATAGTCTATAATTTCCTGGTTGTTGATCATCCCATATGGGAATAGATCTGGTCCATATTGGATCTTGGATATCCGTAACATAGCATCCGTAGAAAGTTCAGTTAAAAGAGTGTTTTTGTGTATGTACAAAGCAGTGACCCCGAGTTTGTCGAAGTATGCTGGATAAATTTTAATAGTCAAACCTCCTACTAGATAGAAACGAGGAAAAGGTGGGAGCCAGCTCCACAATACATCGAATAGATGAAAATCAGCTTCCTCAAAAGTACTAACCAAATTGTAATCCTCAGTTAATTTAACATGTAGAGGGATATGATTAATACAGCTGGCTAATCGTTTTGACCTGCATCTGGCTCTAGCTGTGGTGGTTCTGGTGGATCCGGTTCCACTTCTTGAG